CGAAGTTCGAACCTCCGATGTACAGCGCGCCGAGGACTTCTTGCACCGTTAGCGGCGAGTTCGGGAGAAACGATTGGAAGCCAAGCCCAAACTGCTGACAGACACCCGCAATGAACGCCGTCGTCGTGATATTCGTCGCGATCGTCTGGATTTTCTGATCGACGAGCGGCGACGCAAGGCTGCGCAGCGAGAACGTGACGTGGTCCCCCGAGAAGTTCGGGTCGTACTGTCCGACGAGCCCGTAGTAGGCTCGCGTCAAGCCGGCAATGCTCGGTGCGCGGCCGATAGCCGGCATGCTAGGCGGCCACCCGATGAAGATCTCGCCCGTGACGGCCGTGGCGCCCACATTTGCGAAGGCTTGCGAAAAGTCGGGGTTGCCCGTGATCGGCAGCGTTACGGAGCCGGTGCTGGTCGCTCCATGCGCCGTTAGGCCGATGTCAAAGGCGCTTGCAGCGTACGTTGCGCCATTGATGCGCGCAACGACATACGGCGAAGAGGTCTCAATGAACGACTCGAAGTTGTCCGGACCGATCGGCGAGGGAACGGAGCTCATCTACGCGGCCGCCGGCAGCTGCGGCAGAACCAGCGACGTCGGCTGCATCGTCGATAGAATCGGGGAGCTCAACCCGTTCGCCGCCATGATCGCCTGCACGCCCAGGGTGGCGTCGCTATAGTACTTCGCGGAGATGTGGTACAGCGTGCCGCCGGTCACGGTGATGGTGGTCGTCGTCTGGGCGTTCGCTATATTCTTGCCGATGAGGGTCAGCACGTTCGCGAGCTGCGTTCCCAGCGAGTACTGCTGCGAGGTAGGGTTCTGAGCCGCCACGTACGCATTGACGCCGGCGAGCGCACTGGTGACGTCGTTGACGAGGGCTTGCGTTTCGCTGCTCGACAGATCGCCAAGCGGCCCTGCATTTCCGATATCGGTGAAGAGCTGGGTTAAGGCTTGCTGGTAAGGCTGCGTGCCGTTCGGATCGAGATTTTGCAGATTCTGGTTGAGGCCCTGAGCCTGCTGCTGTTGTTGATTAACCTGCTGATCTTGGTCGGGCCCAGAGGATCCGCCGCCGATGTTTCCCCCGGTCGAGTTGACGACGACCAGTTCGATATCGTAGGTCGCGTACCACTGATTTTTGTACGTCGGCTGAACGTCTTTCACGACGACGGTCCAAGCCTGGGTTCCATACGTCAGCGAAACGGCTACGCCGGCATTGGCCATCTGCTGCAGGGCCGGGATCTGCGTAGCGACGCGATCGGCGAGGAACTTCCCACGGAACGAAAAGCCCTTAGCCTGGGCACCCAGTTGGTGGGTGACCTTGCCCCCGCCGACGAGCTCCGTCTCGACAACGTTCTGCTTGACGCCGCCGATCATGAAGTCGGCTGGGGCCTCTTGCGTCCAAAACTGGATCCCGCCGAGCGTTACGGGCTGGGAACCCGGCGCGAAGGGGTTTGTCGTGGGAGCCGGGGCCGGCGGAACGAAGCTCATTGCGCAGCGCCCCCTTGATCCGTGGTAGAATGGTCCCCATGAAGCGGGCGCACAACCCCTCGAAGCCGCTCCCCGACATCAGCCCGTTTGCGGCCCAGTTCGTCGACGACGACGAGCCTGAGACCCAACCACGGGGAGGCCACCGGGATGCCTTTTTGACGCGGATCCTCGAGATGCAAAACGCTGCGCACGCGCAGCAAACGATCAACGGCCGCCGGTTCTGGATTTGGACCGGTTACGGTCTGATCTGCTGGTTCATTTCGATGCACACGAGCGGGCCGTTCAGCTTCTGGGTTTGGTGGGCGGGCATTGCTTGGGGTTCCGCTGCGCTCAGCGCTGCAATGCGCTGGAACAACGCGCGCATCGAGTCTACACTCTCGGCTTTTTAGCCCACCGGCGCCGCGGCGCCGTACGCGGCCGGCGTAATATTGATGCGAGTGCCCGGATGCGCGGCACCAGCCGTTCCCAGGATGTACTGCAAAATGCGATTAGCATTGCCGCGATCGCTGTCTTTGGGCAGTACGAAGCTGACGTGCTCGATGTGCACGTGGGCGGCGTGGCCACCCCTCGCCCAGGTCGGCGGACCGATCTTGGTGTGAGGATCACGCCACCCCGGAGATTCACCAGCCGGAATCGGCGCCATTGCTTGCAGAAAAAACACGACGGCGTTGAGCTTCCCGGCGAGAATCCCTAAAGCGTTCCCGAACAACGTCAACGGGCTCAGGATCCCGCCGAGGACGCCCTCGATGCCGGTCATGCGCCCGGCGAAGGTTGTCATCCAGATCGCAAGCCGCTGACCAAACGGTCCCAGCTTGCCGAGCATCGAGGTGACCGGGAGCAACAGGCTCTTCGTCAGCCAGAACGACACAGCCGTGCCGGCGCTGATGATGAGTGGACCGAAGCCTCCGGTGGCAAAGTCCCACGCACCGCGCAGAAAGCGGCTGAAGCCGCCTTCCTTTTCGGCTGCCGCAACTGCTGCGCCGCCGCCCTTACCGCCGCCGACTAAGAGTAGTCCATCATCGGCGAGGATCTGACGCGTCACGCGGTCGACCGCCGAACCGAAACGCAACGTGGCTGCTGCCAGGCCCAGCATGCCCGTCACGAACTTGATTCCGGCAAGCGTCGTCACCGCGGCAACGATTCCGCCGATATCCCTCTCGATGTCCTTGTTATTATGCAGGGCCACCTGGATCCGGTGCGCGCCGTCAGCAACCGCGATGAAGAAGTTGGTCGCGTTCTTGAGCCAGGGCGTACCCAGTTCGGCGAAGATCGACTGCACGTTGGTCTTCGCTCGCTGGAAGCCGCCCCAGAAGTTGCCCATGTACGTCGACTGCGCTTGCGCGGTGTTCTGCGTTCGACCAAGCTGGTGGATCATGTTGAGCAACTGCTCGACGCCACCAGGAGTCGCTAAAAAGCCGAAGCGCGCACCCTGAATCTTAAACGCCGAGAGTAGATCGTTGATGAACTCTGCACGCTTCGCCGTTAAGGCGCTACCTTCGAGACCCTTCGTCTGGTCGGCCAGCGCCTTATTGATCTGCCGGAGCTCGCCGAACAGATCGAAGGTCGTCGCCCCCTTCCGATCGGTCCGGTAGAAGTTGTTTTGGCCGCGCGAATCGACAATCCCAAGACGCTGCAACGCTTGGAGATGGCCGGTCTGCGCGTGCTTCGTCTGCTCCAGCGCGTTCATCGACTGAATGACGAAGTCTTGGAGAGCCGTGCCGCCCTTGCCGCGGCCGAGACCCATGCGATCGAGGAACGCCCCCACGATGAGGGACTGATCTTCGGGGACGCCCATTCGCCGGAACAGGGGCGTGTAGTAGCCGGCCTGCGTCAAGTACCGGTTTAAGTTGTCCGGCATCATGAACGAAAGTTTCGTCACCGTATCGAGAATCGGTTTGATGGCCTGCGGGGTGTACGCTTGGTACAAATGCGCCAGCTGGATGCCCTGGCGCGTCGCATCCTCAAACGATACCTGGCCGCCGGACTTCAAAAACTGAACGTCAGCAAACTGCGCGACGGTCTTCACAAAATCCGGATTCAGCTGCTTGATTTGATTGATTCCGGACGAGGCCATCACGCCAATGATCTGCGCCGACTGCACGACGCTCTGTGCGGTGATGTTCGAGACGTCGTATGCGAGCTGTCGAATGCGGCCCATCTGCGTCCCGTTGGCGCCGGTGGCAATCTGCACGGTAGTCAGCGCGCGCTGAAGATCTGCCGCCTGGGCAATCGAGTACGCGATCGACGCGCTGCCGGCCAGAGCAAACCCGCCGGCCATCATCGTGGTGTTGCGCAGCTGCGCAAGCCGTATTTCTTCGATGCGCCGGGTATAGCGGGCCATCGCGGCCGCGTTGGCATCGATCAGCCCCTGCTGTCGCAGGAGTTGTTCATTTGCAGCGCGGGTACTCGATGCAAGCCGCGCCATGGTAATGGCACCGTTCGACTCGAACCGCATGAAGATCCCGATCGCCCAATCGCCGAAGCCCATCTTACTCCTCTGCTATGCGCGCGAAGGGCGTTACGCCGAACATTGCTCCGATCGACTCTTCGGAGAGCTTCAGCACCTCGGGGATCGACTCCATCATGCCTTCCTTGAGGACCGGGCGTGGCGGAACGACTTTGTTGGGAATCATCGAGTTCGGCGCCGTGACGTACCCGTGCTCGTGATACGCCACGATCGGCTCGGCGCTACCGACGCCGGCTAACCCGCCCTCACTATGCGACTCGATTGAATCGCGCAGGAGCGAACCGTCAATAAGTAACGGGCCACCAGCGCCGCCGTCGGAACGAAGTTGTGCGGTGCTATCTTGCGAAATGGGCGCCAGCGGAGGAGACTCGCCGTAGAGCCTTTTGACGTTCTTCTCAACGAGTTTCGCGGCCGCCGCAGCGGTCACGTCGATCATCATGCCGGAGCGCAGAGCGCTCGCCTCCAGGAAATCGGCAAACTCACCGAGTCCATCAAAGAACTTGGCAATCGACATCGCCTAGCTCTCCTTTTTAGCCGAGTTTTCCGCGATCTCCTGATTCATTTCGCTAAAGACCTCAGACCACCAGATTAGGTCGCTAACGGTACACTGCTGGACGAGCCATCCGGGGACTCCGACGATGCAGGCTCCGGCAATGGCGCGCCCGAGGTCACGGCGGAAATCACTGCCTCCAGATATTTTTTTTGGTTGTCATCCAACATCGACAAGCGCAGCTGCGCGATACCGATAAGCTGGATGTCGTCATCGCTCAGCTGACTCGCGAGTGTGTTGAAGTCGGCCCTCGAACGGCACGGAAACTGCGCGACGCCGTCCAGCTCGCCAATGGCGCACACGGCGCCGGCCATATTAAGCAATGCCTTCGAGGGCGTTTCACCGCAGTAGGACACCGCCTGCATCGACTCGAGAGCCGTTAGGCGACGGAGAATGACGGTGTGGCCGCTCGTTAAGGCGACCGACACTTTCTCGGTTTGATTCATTAAGAGATTTGAACCCTCTGGGAGCAAGTGAAGTTCACAGACGGCTTAACCGCTGAGTCACGCATCCACGTACCCGGATGGTAGCCGTGAAAGCGGAGGTTTTGATACTGCCATGCCTGATTCGGGCTCACGCCATCGACCGACGGCTCGTACGAAGTAATGGTGAACGCCGTGTCGGCAAGCCCCGCATAGAAGGCCGCGTCTAACAGCCCGACGACCGCAGCAAAGTTACCGTTTTGGCGGGTCATTTCGAGCGAGCCCGTGATCGTGCCCGGGATTCGGACAAGATCGATCACCCCACCGTTGTCGCAAGGTGCGTCTTCGAGCACCTTGTCATTATATTGCGATTCGAACTTCTCGCGCCGACCATCCAGAAGCACGGTCAACGGTGCAATCTGAGGGTTTTGGCACGTAATAACGAGCGTCTGTTGCGTGCCGGTATTAAACTGACCCGGTGCTCCGAAGCCCATGATGATCTCCTAGATGGGAGGCGCAGAAAAGGAAAATGGGAGCCGTGAGGCTCCCTGATCGAGGTCATTGCCACTTCGTTAGGTGGCGGGCGACACCGTAATCGTGACGCCGGCGCCGACCTGGACTGCAGCGACCGCGAAACGAACCGGGGTCAGCGTCTTGACTGTGAGGCTGCAGAGCATTTGGCCCTCGGCGATCGTCGTCGGGGTGTTGTTCGTGATATCGAGCACGTCGTCGTAGCTCTCGATTAGGCCGGGCAGCGTGCCCATGTATTCGTTGACCTTGGCGCGCGCCGCAGCTCGAGTCGCATCGTTCGCTGAAGTGCCCTGCATCTGACCAACGAACTTCGCAAGGATGTTGGCGATGTTGATGGAGATGACGGCTGCGGCCGACACGTCGGATGCGTACGTCGCCGCATCGGACATCATGCCGTGGAAGAGCGCGAAGGCTTGACCGCCGGGGGCCGGGCTGGCGATCCAGTTCCAGCCGTTGCTTTCGCGTTCGCCGGCCTCTGCCAGCGATAGGGGGATGCCCGAAGCCGTGTCTTCGGTCGCCAGCGCGCCGCCGTTGATCAGGCCGCCAGGTGGTTTATTGCCGGGATACGCACCCGGCCCGATCGGCGGGCACGACGCCCAAACACCGGCGAGCACGGCGGAGGGTTCGAGGTAGCGTAGCACGCCCGTGGCCGGATCGGCGAACTGAATCCACGACATGCCGCCCATCAGGAACTGCGAGCCGCTGGGGAAGTTCGTCGCGCGGTACTGCACGGCTTCGGCAGTGGACTGCCCGGCGACGAGATTGCCCCAGACGCCCATGCACGTTTCACCCGAGCAGAACGTCGCGAGCGCGCCGAACGAGGACGAAGCGCTGACACCAGGGAGAATGACCTTTGCTGCGCCCGCAATCGTGCGGAACATGTAGAGGCCCGTGCGCACTCCGGCGGGACCATCGGTTCCGACGATCAGCGCATCGGTAAGGCCCGGGCTGTTGGCGTTTCCGTCGAGACCGCCGGTCAGCGCGATCGGCGTACCAACGCCTGCCGGGAAGACGCCGGATCCCAGCGAGCCCGGGGCCGACGCAACGACCCATTTCGACGCGGGGGAGCCGGCGAGACCGTTCACCGCTGCGATGATATTTGCCGACAAAGCGGATTGGCTGAAGGTTGCAACCGGCGGCGCGTAACCGAGGATGTTCGGGAACACCTCCGGATTGCCAACCGGCGGGAAGATCGTAAGGCGACAGACCGGGTTGTTCGTCGACGTACCCGACGTTATGTCGATCTGATAGCTGATCCGATTGCCGAACGAACCGTGCCAGACACCGGTTAGCACCGCGAACTCCGAAGTCGTTGGTGAAGCCGGATTTGAGCCGATGATGATGCTCGCTGCGGCGTCTGAGCCGTCGGTAACGCGCGTTACCGCGAAGCTCGATGCGCCAGCTGCAGCCGCGAGGTAGACGCGCGCCATGCCGCCGTAATCGACCTTGCCGTTTGCCGACGATAGTGCGACTTGCGTGTCGCCGTGAATCGGTACACCCGATGCATAGCTTCCGAAGTAGCGCACCTGCCCGATGGGCCCCCAGTTGAAGAGGCCGGGCATGATGACGAGGCCGGAGTTGGGGCCAGCCGGCAGCAGTTGCGAAGCAATCTGCTCGAAGACGTACGCGCCGTCAGCTTCCAAAGCGGCTGCATTGATCTGCGTCTGAAAGATTGTGGGCACGTTTTACTTCTCCGCTTCAGGGACGGGCTTGCCACCAATGGGGCAACCCGGGGTGTCGGCGGGGCTAACCGTCTTGTACGGGCTCGCCGCCTTGATGCAATGCTGATCGAGGTACCTTTTAGGAAGCACGCTCGGATCGGCAATGCGATCGCCGCGCTTGTACGAGCTTCCCGGAAACGGCTCGCGCACGATATAGATGAACTCGGTAGAAACGAACTCAGGCATCGTTAAGAGCTCCCGATGAGATGCGAGATAGCTGCGGCTCCCGCGGAGCCTGAGAGAGCGATGGCGCCGATCTGCGTCGCCGGCGAGGCGACCATAATCGGGTACTCGACCTTGAACAAAGACACGGCCTGATAGGCGGAATACGACAGTTGCGCTTTTTCGTTCAGGTACTCGCCCGCGTAGGTATTGCGAACGTACAACGCTTGGCCGTCTGACAGCGTTAGAAAATCGGTCTCGGTCGTACCAAGCCGCCCTACGATCGCGTCGTCGATCAAGGTGCGCGCCTCAGGGCTTGGGGCGTAGGTCGTCACCTGAATCAGGCGCGTCACGCGATCGACCTCGCGCGCAATGGAACCCGTGCCGCCGACGTTGCAGGCTAGATCGAACGCGCCCGTGACGACGACGAGCGAGCCGGTTGCATTCGCGGATACACCGCTGAGATCGAGATCCGTAATCGCAGCAGCGACTGCGGTGGCCACCGCCGGCAGCGACTCCGCATTTGAGGTCGTTACCAGAGCGTCGGCGCCGTCGACAATCGAGTGGATGTTGTAGACACCGGCAACCGAACCGCCAAACTGAATGTGGTACGCGCCGCCGACAACCGTTACGGCGGCCGTAAGGCCAACAGTGGGAGGCGTGGGCACCTGGCAGTAGGGATCGTTGCTGCTGTAGACGGCGCCTTTCATCGGCTTGAGCGGCCACAGCACGACCAGATGATTCATCTGGCCAAGCGATAGAATCTTGGTAAGCTCGGTTGTCACCGCCCAGCCGGCGACGGTCTGCCCTGGTGCGAGTTCATCGTCTTGCGGAATCTGCGCGTCGTTGATCGCAGCGGAAATGGCGGTGATGAGTGCGTCGAGCACGTCCAGGAGGCGCGGGGTTGCCATCTCTCCTCCAGAAAAGGTTAGCTATCCCTCGTAGTCGCGATCGTGACTAACAATCCACCGTGCCTCATCCATTAGACCGACAGCGACATGGCTGAAACAGCCACGAGCGACCGACACATATCCGGTCTTGCCGTCAGGATCGTCGTGCACGAAGCGAATCAGCACCGCATAATCTCGCGGACCCATGGCGTCGACTGCCTGTTTCAAGTGCTGTCGATCGGCAATGCCCTGCATTTCGCGGTCAAGCGACATTCAGCTTCGCCTCAGCCTGCGCGATCGCTCGCAGCAAAAACGCATCCTCATCGCTCTTCGGTATGACGATGCATCCCAAGTCCAGAAACGGCCGCTTTGTCGCCACCTGCATAAGCGTCGTGACCGCAATAATCTGCTTCGCCGTCTTATCGCGATGGATGGTCTGCGCAGCCTCAATCCCCGTCATTACCGGCATGGAGTTATCCAGGACCACGACGTCGGGGAGCAGCTCGGCGCAGAAATCGACGGCCTGCTTACCGTTCCATGCCTCGCCCACCACTTCGTGACCGGCCTGATGCACGATACGACGCAAGAAACGTAGGGCTGGGCCCATATCGTCTGCCACTACAAAGCGCACGCAGGAACCTCGCTAGAATGGCAGCTTTTCGACCATTGCGTATTGCCCAGCAAGCGCAGTCTGGTCCGTCGTGAAGTACTTCTTGATTTGATAACGGTCAGAACTCGCGTTGCCGACGTTGATGATCGTCTTGGTTTCTTCGAGAAACACGCCCGGCGTTCGCGGGATGAAGGCAACGAACGGCGCGCGCGGCTGCTCGGTGGGAACCCCCAAGTCGTTGCCGTCGCGGATCCGCGCGGTCGGCTGAATCCCGACCTGAATCTGCGCCGGCGTTACCGACGAACCGGGAGTCGAAAACGCATACTCTCCATTAATGAGAGTCAGTACCGTCTCGTTCTCTTTGTACGTTCCCGACCAAGCCGACGAGGCCAGGATCGGGATATTTCCCGATGAGGGCTGCTGTGACGCCGCGCCGGCGTCCGTATTGACCGACGTAATCGTCGCGTTGAACGGGCAGCCGATCAGTAAGGTCTCAGCCATCGGGCGCATCTGCACGACGCAGAACACGCCGGTGTCACTTAGGTATCCCTGCGTGACGAGCATGTCCATTTCTTGAAGAAACCGGCGGTCGCAGTTAGCGACGTAAACGAGGACTTCAAACGGGGTACCTTCGATCGCAGCTTTAACTGGGTAGCGCCGAATGTTCATTGGGAAGTTCGCGATCGCAGGATTCTGCGAGATCACGCTGCCGGTTGTCACGCCGTCGATGAGGCGGTACACGTTAAACGGTTGGCCAACGACCGATGCAACCACTCCGAGACCCTCATCGATCGCCTGATCGATACCGGGCATAACGCCGAGCCACGGAAGAAAGCCGGACACTGCAACCCCCGCTAGGCGGACGCACCTCCCGATGCGCCAGCTCCGAACATCTGGACGTAGGTTTCGCCACCGATCGTGCGACTGAGCTGCTCGCAGTACTCGAGATAGAGACGCTTCCGGGCCGCGGCCTCAGCCTTATTAAAGACGACACCCGCGCCGCCGGCACCAGTGGCGCTTTCGAGCCACATGCTGAGATTCTGCTGCGTCTGCCCCATGGATAGATAGTCAAGCAACGCAACATAGCCGTAGACCGTTGCTTGACTGCCGCTGGGCTGCGAGACAAAGGTGGCGTTCACCGGGCAGACACTCCCGGGATCCTCAACAGCGAGGTTTGTGGTCCCGGTAAAGGAGCACGAGAGCGTGAAAGCGATGCCGCTTTGCGGCGCCGCCACATACACTTCAGCGAAGTAGGGCGGCATAAACTGCGGGGAAAAGAGGTCTGCCGGCATCGTGCCGACACAAATGAATCCGGCGCCGCCGATCTGCTGCGCAATCGCGTTGGCTGCGTTGAGCGCGATCGAATAAAGCGGCGAGGAATAACTCGGATTAACGGGGTTGACGGGTATCTCGAAATCCGAGGCTTGAACCGTGTAGTGCGCCGTATACACCGTGCTTCCGACGGTGACCGTGAACGTGAGAACGTCGCCGATGGTTGGCTGGCCACCGATGCGGTACGACCCGAGCGATGCACCAGTGATGAGTACCTCTTCGGTAGCCTGCATGTTGTTCATGCGGTACTCGAGGTCTTCGCGATAGAACGTAAAGCGCCAACCGTAGAGTCTACCTGCTTGCGCAGTGCCCGCATATGGCACGCCGAAGATGCCTTCTTACGGCGACTTTTTGCCGTTGCGTTAGCATCTCATGCGTCCCCCTCACAGGTACGACTAGCCATTGATGGCTTTGGTGCAATATTGATCGGAGCGACGGTTCTGGGAAATGTCTGATTTACTATAACGCCCGCCGTCGAAAGACCAAGGGAGGCCAGCCGTAGCCAGCCTCCCTTGAGCGAACCCATCCCTAGAAGGGGACCACGGCCTGGAGCATGACGCCACGCTTGTAGCGCATGTAGTCCGACTGCTGAATGACGTACGGATTCGAGCTCTTGTCGGTACCCGGGACGAAATCTCCCTGGTAGTCGTACGCGAGCTTGATTACGTCTCCCAACGTGTCGATAGCCGCGAGCGTGCGGAACTTGATGCGATCGGTGAAGCGCGTATCCGCAACATCACCGACGCCGGCAACGATTGCCGTTGCATCCTTGACGCCCTTGAACGGATGCTCGGTGATGCATTCTTCGCCAAAGACGAAGGCGTGCGCGAGTTGGAACTGACCGTTCGGGGACGGGTACGTCGGAACCTGAGTCGCCTCGGTGAACTCGACGCCCCAGCCGGCAGCAATGACGCCGTTCTGGAAGACCGGCGAAGAATGCCACCGCGTTGCAGTGGCCTTCAAGAAGCCGTCGTCTTGGTAGAACTGGGCGAGCAGCTGCGAGTCGATGGCGCAACCGTAGAGCCCGTTGGAGAGCTTCGGAATGCCGCGCCGCTTGACGCGTGACACCGCGTACGGAATCATCGCCGACGGCGCCATGATGTTGGTGTCGGTAAGCGCGTAGGCGGTCGTGATCATCTGGCCGCCTTCGTTGAGCGGTCGGACGACGTACGATCCGTCCTTCCAGACGGGATTGAGCGTCTGGCCGACGGCCGGCTTGTTCGTCGCCGGGCCGGTGATCGCGGACGTGTCGATCGCGACGATCCGGTCACCTGCGGACACCGTGACCGACTCGGACAGCGTGAGCACGCCCGACCGTCCGAACTGGATACCGCCGTTCTGCATATACGATGCACTGACAGTATCAAGTGCGTAGTTCGTCACGTAACAGAGGTACGTGATGAAGCCCGTTGAGCCGGAAACAATGGCAACAGCCAGCTGATTTTGCGACGTCACTGGTTGCGGCGAACCGAGGTTCGGCAGGTCGACTGCCGAGAACTGGGTGATGAAGCCGTGGCAGTTGTCTACGGCCACCTGGGTCCCCGTCACACCAGCGGTGATGAACGAGTCGCCCGAATCGTATGCCTCCCAAATACGCTCCGCACAGACCAGCTCGAGCGAGTTGCCCGCCTTCTGGCCCAGCGCGTAGATATTGTCGAGGTAGAGATCGGCGATGAGCGTTTCCTGACCCGTGATGAAGGTCGGGATGAATCCGGGCCAGCGGTTCAGCTTAGCCGTCCATTGTTCGAATGAACGAGCGTCGGCGGTCATGCCGTTGTCCAAGCCGGTGTTCTGCGCCGGATCCAGCGGTTTGGTATTCGGAGCGATCAGCGCGCGCCGAGTGAACGTCTTCGTTTCACCGATGTTCGCATCGAACCAATCTTTCGGGTCGATTTTGGTCGGCCGGAAGACGTAGGTGGGGAGAAGAGATTTGCGGATTTTACGCTCGAGGAAGTTCTTCTGTTCGAAGATATCGATGAGCGCCGACGGGAAGCCGTTGCCGCCGCCAGGATTGAGAGCCATGGTAGAAGTGCTCCTGAGGGAGTGGTGATTTAATGGTGAGTCGCTCCATCCGGAGGCGCACTCGCGATCGAATCACCGCATCCGCAGGTGGACTCGAATCGTCATTTTGGAAAGTTGATCAGCCGCTACAAGCGGCAACGGCTACGTGCGGCCGCTTCGAAGACCGGACTCGAAGGCGTCAAACTCGGCGTCGCTGGCCTTGGACCAGTCCTTCGAATCTTTCCGCGACGCTGGCTTAGGCCGAACGAAACGCCCAGTCTGCTCGTCGCGCGTCTGGGTTTCGTCCTCGTCCTCTTTCTTTTTAAAGAGGTGCGGCCGTTCTTCGACGACGGCGTCGATCAGAGCCGTAAGCTCCTCGTCGTTGATATCGCCGTCTTCGACGGTGACGACCGACAAGTCAAGCGCGGTCGAGATCAGATCAGCGTCGATCGCGCCCTTTTCTTTTAGGGCGCTGACAACAGAGCGACGGACGAGGACTTCGTCGCGAGCCTTAAGCTGCTTCTCGAGCGCCTTGCGCTCGTCGGCAGCAACCTTATCGCGCTTTGCGAGTTCGTCTTTGAAGGAGGATTCAACCGTGGCAAGGCGATCGGCGAGCGGCTTCTCCGCGTCGTCCTTCTCCTTCTGTTTCCGCGCAGCTTCGTTTTTCGCCGTTTCCTCATCAGCTTTGCGCTTGCTTTCGGCGTCGCGAAGCTCCTTAAGGTCTTTCTCGAATCTGTCGGCGCGCTCGCGATGATCCTGCGCCTCGCGGCCACGCTTCTCGATGACCTTTTTAGCGTGTTCGTCGTATCCAAGCTCCGTGAGCTTAGACTTCAGGCCCTCGTCGACTTTGCCGGTAACGAGGGTATCAAACTCTTTTTGTTGCTCTTCATCGAGCTGGGGTAATGGCAAAATAGCCTCCTGCGCATCCGCAGCAGTGAGAGGGTGCCCGGTATCCTCCGGGTTTAGGTGCCGAGAATCCGGCGCGTACCTACGGTCGAGTGGCCAAGCTGACGCTCTACGGCGCGTGCGAGCTTTTTACGCTCAGCGCTCGTGAGCTTTGGCTTGGCCTGATTGATGCGCGCCATTGCGTTGCGAGCGCGCCCCTTCGTCGTCGTCGGGAACTTGAACTTCTTGCCGACCTTGATCGTCCCCGACTCGTGAGATCCTTCGGCCATTGGACTATTGCGACTTCAGCAGTGCTTGCGAGTTGAACACGACGACGCCACCCGGACAGTTAGGGCTGACGATCGGGTCCCCGGCGGTATAGTAACCGGCTGGGACCGTGAACTGAATCATCGTATTGCCGTTGAGATTGTAGTAGTACTCGCCAACCGAGTTGATGTAGCCCACGACGGAGGAAAGCGATTGAAGATTCGCCTTGCTGGTCGCTTCCGTGACGACGATGCCGGCAGTAAACGTTCCGTAGACCGACACGGTGCAAGAGTTCGTACCGCTCAAGCCGATGACGGCAAGCGTAGCGTTCACCGCATTGAGGTCGAACGCCATGTACTGGGTGTTCGGATAGCCGAACGGTAGCCCAGCATCGGTCGTAGCGTTGGACGAAGCCTGAGGCGAGGGAGTGGCTGCCGGCGGTCCGAGCGTCGGCGTTGCGGCGGGGGCCGGAATCGCGCCGAACGGCGCGGTGTTGTGAACCGTCGCGACTGCCGAACCAACGAAGGTGGCAACTGCGAAGAGCCCAACGAGAAGAAAGCGCTTCATGATCGTTCCTTTTTGCGGTTAGGAACCGGCGCCGCCGGCATCTTCGCCGTCGCCTCCGGATTGTTGAGGTTGAGGTGGAGCATCGCAGCTCCCCTTAATCGTGGAGTACGGCTCGTGAAGACCGAGATCTCCAGAAAGTTTTGCGCCAATGGCTTCGGGCTTTATCAGCTCCTTGGGCGCCTTGATGGAACCACCGCAAGCGTACTGCAGCCCCTCGACGTGCGCGAGCAACTCTGTCCCCTGCAGCGTGTCGTCGTTCGGCCAGTCCAGGACGTTCTTGGCGTCGTCGGGGATGGCATCGAAGTCTACGCCGGTGATATCGAGCGCACCGATGCGCTGGCCGTAGACAACGAGGTCGATCAGCGCTAGGAGGCCGCCGTTTCCGTACGGCCGGCGCTGGCGACGGATCAGGCGCCGCAGTGGCTTCAGACCCTTGTCGAGAGCGGTGCCTGATGGCGCACCCTTCAGATGCTCCGCGCGGGCCTTCATCCCACCCAAAACTTCAAACGCGTATTCGCGGAGATCGCGAACGTATTCTCGCTCTTCGGTGATACCGTCGGCCGAGATCTCCAAGAGCTTCGCGTCGGCGCTGGCGCCGCGCGCGACGTAGACTTGACCTACGCCCGAAACCTGCTTCCCGGCATCGTCAAGCTGCGTGGCGGTCCCGCCAGCTGGCTTATCGTACCCAGCGGGTACGCCGCCGCCATCGTCGAGTTCACCCGTTCGGATGAAGAGGCGCGGGTCCGCCGCATAGCGTAAGCCGCGGCCGGCCTGCGACAGTGTGTAGTCGATCTCGACGCATATGTTCCGGATGGGCCACCACAATGCCATGCCATCGATATCTTGCGGCCGCCCGCCGAGATTCTTGACGTAGATCGCAGGGACGCGACCCTTGAACCCGTGAGCGATGACCTCGCGCGGCGTAAACTCAATGATCTCGTCACCGGTGTCATCGTACTTTTCGCCGAGACGGGCGTAGAGATCGTCGGGCATCGGCTTGTAGTCGGCGATATCGTTGGGTCCAACGAGATACCGATACCAAAACTGCTCGCTTTTTTGATTCCGATCGTCATCGAGCAAGTCGGGCTCGAGTTCGATCGCCGCCTCTTTGTCGATCGGCATCGTGACCATTAGCGCCTTAAGCGTGCGTGAGATCTGCGATACGTAAATCGGCTGACACCAGCGACCTGGCAACACATCGAAATACGGGAGGCCGTCGTCGCTCCGCTGCATGACCACGCCGACCGAGCCAACGACGCCAGCCTCATAGACGTCCACCGCGACGTCGGCGAGGCCGACCGTCTCGATGAGCTCCTGCAGAGCCTTTTCCGCCGGGTCGTCCGGGTCACCGTTCTTGATAACGCGGACCGCAGGGAACTGTTCGTCACCGAAGAGTTCGGCGAGAGTATCCTGCGTGATCACGTATGAGATATTGAAGTCGACCGATGGACGCCGGTCGCGTAGGTTGATGTACTTTCTTCCCGGCGCCGATTCAGTCTCGAACGAGTAGGTGAGATCGTCGTATAGACTACCATCGAGCATCCGGTCCAACGCTTCCATCTTGCGAAAGCGCGACGTGCAGCCGTCAGAAAGCTTGAGCCCCTCCATCAGTTCGCGGAAGGCCAAAGCACATTCTCCCTTTTAGCGGCCCATTGTCCAGCCCGCCCATGTCAGCTTCATGCCAGCCTCGAGCCGGCGCTCCGTAAAAACCATGTAGCCCCACGCATCACTATTGCTAACGAGCACACCGTTAGCGAAGAACTCGTGGTCTTCTGCAACAGTCAGGTCGAAAACGTCAGCGTTCGCGCCATGCACTACTTCGACCACACGAACGACCGCAACACTTGGTCGGGAGATACCGGTTGACGGAGAACGCCGCGCCACAGTAGGCGCAGGTGCGCGTTTCATTGTCAACGCCAGAGGCTGCGCGCGCTGCGCTCTTACACTTACGGCTACAGTATTTAACGTCTGGTCGGTGGTTTTTAGTAACAAAGCGCTTTCCGCATTGCTCGCAGCACCGTTCGAGGTCCGTGCGCGCAGCCCATGACCGCTTGCCATGATCTCGGTGCCATTGGATTCCCTCAGGACTCGCGTGCCAAGCTTTGGCAAGCTCTCTGATGCGATCCATGTGGCCATTGCTGACGCAGACTCTGCCCCACGCGCTACGCACTTCGTAATGTTCAGCGAAGTGTTCTGGGGCAGGCAGACATTCAAGATTGAGGAGCGCGTTGTTTGCCGGATCTCCGTCAATATGGTGGACATGCCAGCCGGCAGGGATTTCCCCATTAGCTGATTCCCAGACATCCCGATGGAGATAGTGCGTTTTTGGGGGCGTCCCCCAACGCGCTCTCCAGTAGCGGCCCGATGGAGCCCGCGAATAGCTTCGGCCGGCGAATATAATGGAATACGCGTTTCTAGTTTCAGGCACTGCTCACCGGGCAACAGGTCAGCGGCAGCAACAAACTCCCCTCGATCGGCCGAGTAAATTGGGTGCGTATCAGTAGCGTCGAGAACCGCTCCATTCGAAAAGGTAACGCGGACCGTCGCGGCGTCGCGCCTGGTAAGGAGGCTCGCCGTTACCGTCCGTAAGCCGGTCCGCGTCCATACTCTCTGGCCAACCCTTATACGTTCGATCGGAGTAAGCCCAGCTTCACTCGAAATAAGCGTTCCGCGGGCAAGACACATGTGCGTTAATCTCGCAGCGGCCGCAGGATTAGTCTTCTTCTCGATCTGATTCGTGCCAGGCTTGAACTGCACCGCCAGCCAGTCGTTCACCAGCACCGGGCACCGTTCCATATCGACCAGCGTTCCGAAGCCGGCGCCAGTACGAAACTGCGCGTTGACCTCGTTGATACGATCGCCCTCAGACGGATTCGCCTCAGGCACGCAAAACTTCACCGGAATCTTCCGTCGCAGCAGCTCCGAACGAATGAACTTCCAGTTCGTCCGAACCGAGCTTTGCGCCGAGATGAGCTGGGAACGCCCGCCGGCTGTCGCGTCGCCGTAGATCGTGACGCCCCATCGCTTCGCGTGATCTTCGTACCGTCGCAGAAACTCCGGAACGACGTCCTCAACGCCAGCATCTGGCATGGCGATCTCGTCGATCGCATAGAAGATGCGTCGCTGCCAATCCGGGACCGGTAGCGATTGCTGTGGCTGCGGATGGCCTCGGTAATCGACGATCGGCTGCTGCACGTACGCCTGCGCGATTACCGAGCACTGGAAGCCGACATTGAAATCGAAACTCCAGAGCAGTGGCGCCTGCCGTAGTCCGATCGGCGGCAGGCCGCTGACCGCAACCCCATGGATATCCTGGTCAAAAAAGCGGTAGACGCTACCACCAGTCGTTGACCAATGCCCATCAAGGTGAACCGCCCACAGCTCCGGCGGCAGCAGCTTCTCCTGCAGGGCGACATATTGATCGCGACCGGGCCAGAGGAAGTTGTCGCGCACCGAGAAGCGCCACCACTTCATCGCCTTCTGCTTCTCAAGCAGGTCGTAGATCCAGTGGCCCTTTTGCACCGGATTGAAACTCATCCGCATCATTGGAACGCACGCGCCGGGGCCGTACGAAGCCAAGGCTTGCGGCGAACCCGACAGACGGGACATCACCAGGTCGAAGGTATCGCGGCCGCCATCCCACGTCTGCGGCTCCTCAAGCAGCAGCGTGTCGGCCTCAGTCGAGAGGATGCGATCCTGGATCTGCGCCGAGAGCGGCTCGAGCTGCGCGCCATTCGCCAAGCGGATGATGCCGTCGTTACTAAGGTACCGGAACTCGATGCCGTGGTCGGTCAGCAGCTGCCGCATCGTCTGCAAGAAGCCGCGCTTCAGCTGGGGTAGGTCGCCACCGGTAACGTAATGTCTGGCCCCCGGATAGAGTTCTAACCGGTCATGCATCCAGTCGGCAAACATCCGAGATTTCCCGGCTCGCCAACCGCCGCAGACCGCAGCCATCGTGTCCTCGCACGCGAGGACCTCCGCCTGGCCCGGCGTCACCGTCGAAGTGAACACTACGATGCTTTCGCCGGCTCGATCGCCACGACGTAACGCTTGCCGCGATCGTCGGAGACCTCTGGCGCCACCGTCGGCTGGCCCGGCTTGAGCCCGTGATACTCCCGCACGGTCGTAGCGAAACGAGCGTAACCCGACATGATCGTGTTGAACACGTCAGCCAGACTCTGCTTCTCGCCAGGAGAGACCTTGCCGTCTCTGGCTTTCTGAAGGATATCCTTCACGTACTCGGCTGCAACGCGCGATGCGTCCCCGATCGCGAGCAGCTCTGCCGCTACGCGTTCACCCTCTTCGGCTGCAACACGCTGCGCAATGTGTTGCGTAACATCTGTTACAACAGCGTTACGAATCTCTTTGCGGGATGCCCACTCGTGCCCAGCCTTCTCATCGGCTTTCATCCAGCGCCAGATCGTGACGCGCGTCGTGCCATGCTTCTTGGCCAGCGCCGTGATGTCGGTCTCGCCGTTGATGTAGTCGGTCTTGACCTTCAGCCGAACGGAAAGGCCGCGTCGGCCGCCGCGCTTCTTGGCTCCTGCGTCTCCCATTGCGGTTTTAACCCCGGCATCCGCACGGGGCTCCTACGAGATGTGCCGGCGCGCGTGACGCTTGCGAGCGCGTTCACTGAGCGACTCGTGACCGCATTCCGGGCAGATGTGTTGAACCTGTGCTACCGACGCATCCGCAGCCGGCGCGGGCTCTGGGCTAGATGGTGATTCAGGTTTTGGAGGCTCGGGTTTCTTTTTGAAGAGCTGCCAATCGTCGCCGTACGGCATCAGCGTGTGGCCGTAACGAGCTGGCCCGGCGGCTGAGCGGGCAGTTCCCCCTTCAGGGCCGCGACCTTGGCTGCCGCTACGATGTTCGGTAACACGCCCAGCCCTTCCATCGCCTCTTTGAACTTCGCGAGGATGTACTGCCGCTGGGCGGCCCTGGGGTACTTCGCGAGATCCGCTGCGGCGATTGATACCTCGGCACGATGCTTCTTGCGAGCGGCGCGCGATGAGGAAATCGTCCACTTGAAGTGGAGCTCACCCTTGACGTAACACTGCGCCGGCGGGGACACCCAGAACGGGAGATTTGTCTTAGCCATCGCAGGGCCACACACCGCGTTCGATCTTCGGGTTCAAAGAGACACTCCCGTGAAATGATGAAGCAATGCCTCGTGCGCGGGGGACGGGGCAGCTGGGGGATCCTCACCGAACAGCTGGGCTGCTAAGCCTTCACTCACGTAGGCGAGGAGACTCTCCACCCGGGCGATCGATGCTTGGAGCCTCGCCACCTCGTACAAATGGTCGTCGGGTTTGGGGCACACGGAAATGGGGCGTAGCGAAAGCTTGGCGATCTCTTCGCGTGCCCATGCCTCCAACGCGAGCTGTCGGCGCTCGTACTCAGTGGCGCGAGCTGACACTGGGCTTTGCTTTACTGGCGAGCGGTTCGCCGCGTGCCGATTGACATGACGATGCGGGCCGCGGCGTGCCACCCGACGCCTGCGGCAAACGCGATACAGAACACCCATAGAAAGAAGTTGAGGCTAAAGGTATGCGTCATCAGTTGCCTCCGATCGCGCTGCCAAGCAGCTTCAGTAGGGCCCAAACGATGTAGACGATGACGCCGAGAGAACCCAGAAGAACGAGTCCGAGGAACCCTAAACCGACGTCGCGCGCGACTAGCTCGAGCATACGTCACTCCCATAGCGAATCGGGCGATACGAGAATCGCCCTGAAGCGTTCCGGAGGATGACCTCTTCGATCGTTACGGGAAGCCGGGCGGCCTCAGGCTTCGCCGCCTGGGCGGCAGAGGTCTGCTCCGCACTCTCACACGTCACTCGCCAGCGCCTTCGTATGCCGAAGGCCCGAACCGCTTTTCGAGGTATTCGAGCACCCGGAAGTCCGCGCTTCGGTCGGTATCGGCATTCGTAAAGAGTTCGATCGCTTTCGTCAACAGCGATGCTTCAGCGTCCGCCGTCGTCGCCTTCCCACCAGCTGGGCGCCCAGCGCGTTGCCGAGACGTACGGGGCTCTGCGCCATGCTGTTCGACCTTGTGATCGCTGACGGCGCGCGGATGAGGGAATGCTTCACCGCACTCTTTGCAGTGGTAGTCACGGGCCAAGACGGCCTCCTTCGTTGGAGCGTAAATGCGGATTGAAGACCGCTAACGATAGATTCACGGCGTCACGGCCCATCTGAGCGCAGCGCCGGCGGCTCGAGCCATATCGCACGGGTCACGGCGATCCTCGGCCGGCTGGACGCCCAATGCATCCGTTGGCGCGACGACGACCGGAGGCGTTGTGCGAGAGCTTGTCAGCTTCGTCTCGACGTTTTCACGCACGATCTGGTCGTAGAGGGAACGCCGACGTTCGGCAGAGCGCGGACGCCCCGACCGATGCATCGTCGCTTCCCTCCACGGTTTCCCATACGCACTAGCTGAGAACGGGGAAAATCGCCCCTGCCTGCAACGCCGGGGCTGCGCGTTGTACCCGCAGGCTTTCGGACCACGCATTTCCAGCCGAGTCAACATGGTCATGAGTCTAAGCCCCTCGGCGCTGATCCAGCGCGTCAACGGGTGACAGCTTTACTCGATTGGCGGCGGATCGTCGCCCTTCTTCTTGCCGAACTCATCCATGCCGAGCGACGTGCGTAGATCACGCAGCCCCTCCGCAGATGTCCCGCTATCGATCATCGCTTGACGAGCACCGGCGGCTTCACGCTCACCGACATGCCGGTCGATACGATCGAGGATCTCGGCCTGAATCTCCTTGGCATCCCGAAGGTCGCGCTTCGCGGCATCGTAGCGACGCTGCGCATCGTGCCGATATTGGTTGCATTTAAAGAGGGCCGTCAACGCGTCCCAATCGTCAATGAACTTCAAGCGCTCTCCCTGACGGATGAAATCGAAGGGCGGCCATGACCCGGGCCGCCGCGGGTAAAGCAGCTCTAGGCTGCGGCGAGCTCGCGCCCGAACGATCGCGACATGATCGCATCGAATCGGGTATCGATCTCGCGCTGCGAAACGGTGTTGCCGATTGCAGAAGTGCCGGCTTGTACGGACCACCGGCGACCGGCTCGCGCCCCATCCGTCGAAATGCTTTCTGCCCCATGATGGTGGAGCAGTCGGGATTCCAACCCGAGTCCGAATAGCGCGTTTACGAGCGTTTCTTGCCTCGGCTACCGCCGAGAATCCTTGACGTTTAGATCGTACGATAACACCGAGACGCCGCCGGCCGCACGAACCGAGCAAGCCGTATCGTTCCCCTGCCTGAATACCGAGACGCCCGCCGGCGTCACCCGGAACCAGCAAGTAACGTACGAGTTCCATGGGAGATCGGAAACCTTGAGCAGCGCGGTCGGCTTTACGGCCGCACACGCCGGACGCGCGGCGACGAGATCGACCCTCTCGCCAGGCTTGATGACCGCGAAGCGCTGATACAACGTACAGGCCGCCTCGAACCCGGTCGCATCGATGTATGTCACTGGAGCGAACGAGGCATCCTTAATCGCGAGGGCCGCCGGGGCCGCGATCGCCGGCGATATCGGGAGCGCCGCCGGCGTCGGCACGATCGCAGCCGGCGTACAGGCGGCAAGCAACGAGAGGGCCAGCAAGCGAACCCTCATGGCGTCCCCTTATCGACCCAAGAGGCCGAATAGCGTACCCACAAGGCGCTTCTTGCCGCGCCGTATCGGGGAATTAAAAACGCCCTAGTTTCGCGGACGAAATACTAGGACGTGAAAGTCGATTTCTCCGCAAATGGTACCAACGATTAGCTCGCCGTGTCAAGCGGTGGGAAGCCCAACGCCTGCAGCTCTTCTTCGAGCGCGGCGCGGGCTCGCTGGGCGGCGACCCGGGCCTGCTGATATTCCGACGCTAAATTGAGTACCCCATGCATGCGCTCCACAAACTCCTTGACGTCGCAGCCGGACATCTTCTGGAGTTCTGCTACTAACGAGGGCTCCCACCGGTGGGTATAGCGCTCCTGAATCTCGCTGCGCTCTGGCGGTCGACCTGGGCGTCGTACGCGGTCGCGCACATCGGAGCGCCGGATCTCTGTTGCAGCCTTCTGCTGGGCGGCCGTGGACACATCGATCGCCTCGTTCACGTGGCATCTCCCATCAAGCGGTCATAACGATTTTGTGTGTCACTCCAAACCGGCGTCGCCGACGGCCTCTTGCCTTTCCGGCTCCCGGTGTGCGCTGGGCGGATCGACGGCTTCATCAAGTTTTCGGTCCGGTCGCCCATGTAGGCAGCCTCTGGACTCTCCCGCTTCTCACCGCCGTCCATTCGATCAACGATGCCGGCATTGCGGTCCTCGACGCGCTGAGCGGCCATTCGTTGCCGTTCAGCCAGCGGCATATCGGGATGCTCCTCGGCAACCATCGCCATTTCGGCCTTTACATCGTCGTAGGCACCCTGATTGCGGTGCGAGGGGACTTGGCGAGCCGCGACCCTATCACGCGCGAGTGCCACCTGCTCCGGAAAGGTAAGGCCGGGTCGCTCTTTCTCGATTCGCTTCAGCTCTTCGCGGCGTTGAACTTCGACATCGCGATCTATGATCGACACGAGGCCGTTCGGCTCGACTTGGATTGCGGGCGGGAGCGCCTCGCCCGCGGCTTCGAGTTCGGCCTGAAGCCTGCGATTGTTATGTTCGAGCCACTGCTCGTCGAGCAGCAAGGGATTCTCGACCACTTTCGGGAGGGGATGCTCGCCGATCGGATGCATCGCCTCCGCCCTTTCTGGATGATACGAGAGCCCTAAAGCTGCGCTTGGGTCATCGTAAAATTCCGACGATGGCAAATCGACTGGCTTGGCGTCTGGCACTCCCAACCTCGGCTCTCACCCCGCACAGGGGCGGCACTGCTAGTTGGTTTCTAAACTTTCTGCTCGGACGGTATCATTTTCCCGGTGCCAGGCTAAATATTTTTAGCGTTCCCTCTTGCCGTGTTACCGTTACCGTGATATAGTAACGGTAACAGAACAGCAAGCATTGGAAAGGAGCCCCACCAAATGACCATCCGAATCGAGATTCGCAACGTGTACGGTAACGAGACGATCTATCCGGTGAACGAGGCCGCACAGACCTTCGCGAAGATCGCCGGAACCAAAACGCTTAAACCGGACACCCTCCGTTATGCCAAGACCCTTGGCTTCTCGGTCGAAGTCGTTCCGAACGCTGCTCAGGTCGCCGCGATGGCGGGGGCGTACTAGGGATGAAGATTCCCGCCTACGTCATCGACCATGCCCGCGCCGATTGCGATATCTTCTCCGAAACGCTCGCGGGCGCAGACGCCGAAACGATAAACGAGGCGCTCTCAGAGCAAGCCGATACGAACATCGATCTCGGCTCTCTCCAGGTCGCAGATCGCGAAGCCTACATCGTCGCCTGCAAGGCCATCCTTACGGGATTGGCCTCATGACCAACGAGCAATCCGCCCCAATCGAGCAGCGAATCGCCTATCGTTACGCGGATGGAACGCTCAGAATAGATTCGACGCTAGACTTCCTTACGCACGCCGAGTTGCGCGAGATCGGGCTGACGCGTATCGCCGCCGATCTCGAAACCGACGAGATCGCCGAAGAGGCCGCCTGAAATGGCGCTCACCCCCGCTGAGAAGATGCACGCCAGACGGCAGCGGTTAGCCGCCGCTGGAATCTGCACGCGATGCGGCAATCGCAAAGCGGCGCACGGGATTACTCTGTGCAGGCCATGTAATGAAGGCGCCAAAGAGCGCGTTAGGTCTTCGCGCGAAGGCTGAACGTTTCTGCGTCGGCTCTAGGAACGGAACTCCAGAAACGACCTCAAATCTCTAAGCTCGCGTATCACCGCTCCCAGACACCAACAGATCGCGGTCGCGCAAGTGAAGATCGTCGCCGGGGTCAGCGCATCATCCGCTCCGCGCTCCTTCCGATCGCGGAGACGATTGAAAGCGGCGGATAGATCGGCTTGCGCCTCTTCGGGAACATCGCTTCCCATGTCAATACTACTCATGGTCAGCGAAGTTCGCGACGAGGCCCATCCCGTCCCCGTGGCAACGGGATGACGTTAGGCTTAGGCGTAGCGAGCCCTTTGCAGCCGCTCACCATTCGCAAATTTCCACACCGCGCACACCGACCAGCAATCGCTGCCCAGTGAATCCGTCGGCAGCTCGTCTGCTGGTGACAGCTATCGCAAATCATTTCATTTCGGAACGAATCGGACGATGGCCACACATCAAGCATCGCGTGTGCTCACCCAGCCACATGATCGAGACGCCACACTCGCATGGGAGCAGCTCGCCCAATCTAGGATCCCACTTCCTTTTAGGAAGCGGGATTACCTGACAGTCGTTCATCCGCAACAGCCCCATTCGTAGGTTCGAATGAACCCTCTTGTGGACGATACACCGCGGCAAAACGAGCAGATGCGTTCAACATCATCGGTTGCGCTCCGGCAATAGATGCAAGATTTTCGGGCACCGCTGACTCGCGGCGGCTGGCTCCGTATAGGCTTGTCGCGATTCTCCGCTATATAGGCGAGGATCACCCGGCAAATGTCCACCTGGGCCACCGCGCTTTCGGATTCAAACGCGCGTCGAAACGATTGCTTGAGTCCTTTTGGCACGACGCGCCAATGATCGACGCAGACCAAGGACCCGATGGGCATAGGACGATCACACCAATCAACTCGACACTTCCGCTTTGCAGCCGGCACCTACGCTCCGTCTTCTGCACGCAGAGCGCGCTCTAGTTCCCGTTTTATAATGTCCCCATGACACAAGAGGGGGTGACAGAAGCATGCCAACTCCAGCCGCCCCGTTTGCACCACGGTCGCAGCGAGCCTCTTCATCTCCTCCAGCACATCCCTATCGCCTGCGACGTAGATTCTTTCAGTGAGCCACGCGTCATACTTGGCGATTACTTCGCCGCGATCGCCGTCGTGGCCGATGATGAAGCGATTGGCCAACGGCGATGGCCGAAGTCCCTTCCAGCGATTGCCGCGACCAATGTAGACAGCGGTGGCCTCGCGGAGGACGCTCCAATCTTGCTTGACGTTGACGACGCGTATGCTCACGCTGACTTCTCCTCCGCTGCAAAGAGTGTGGGCATCGGAATGTCGCGTTCCGCGGCTTCGCAATAGGCCACGGCATCCGCGTGGTAATCATGAGACAACTCGACCGTGTATCCCCGGCGGCCCATTTTTATCGCGCAGTATGCGACGGTTCCAATGCCGCCGAAAGGGTCCAGGACTAGGTCGCCCGGATTTGAGTACCGCTCGATCAGCCGTTCGACGATATCGAGCTGCAGCGGGCACGTGTGCTGCATCACTCGCCGTTGCGCCTGCGCTGTGTTGAGCGTCCGCATACGAGTGACGTCGTCCCATACGAACTCGCTGTTAGAAACGGGATCTAGGGCCATGAAGCTCGCCGGCAGACTCCCATTTTGCTCCAATGCTTCAGCGATCTTGACGTGCTCTGCAAAGTCGTAAACCATCGCTCCGTTAAACTCATGCCATAGCTTACGCAGCGTGGCCATATCGAGGGTCCGGATCTCCTCGGGACTCAGAAAGCGATCGCCCGATGACCGCCAAAATGCATGAGCATCAAACTGCCAGCGTGCTCGAGTGTAATCGGACTTGTTATGACGAACCGGGTTGTCCGCATAAGCTCGGCTGCGATCGGTAGGAAGCTTTCGGAAGAGCAAAATGTATTCGGGCATGCCGCAGCCCATCTTCGTGCCGTCCTTACATTGCTCGCTCCAGCCCAAACGGTAGGTTTGATTGTTTTCACGGACGACATCCGTGACGACGACGAGTCGGCCCATGAAGCGTAGGCCGTGGCGTTGAAGATGGGCGACGCATTTATCTGAAAAGGGATTGACGGTTGGCGTGCCGTCCCCGCTCTGCGCCCCAAATACAATTCGGTCTTTGGCGTGAACGCAGTACATGCGACCCGGCTTGAGCGCTCGGACGAGTTCGGGCGTGAGGTAATCCATCTGCCTAAAGAATCCTACGTCGCCAGGGTTGTGCCCAAAATCATTGTAGCTCGGCGAGTATTCGTACTGGTCGCTAAACGGCCAGCTCGTTAGGATAAGATCGACTGAGTCGCCCTGAAGCAGCTTGCCTTCTTCGACAGCGTCGTTGTGAACGGCCGTGTAGTGCTCTCCGCGGACCTCGGTACGCGACACACCCATGGTTCGCTTCATCTCCTTTCGGCGCAGCTCGGCATCTAAGCCGTACGAACGAATGATCTCCGACATACGCTCTCGAAGCATGTTATGCTCGTTCCACTTGCGCCTAAGCTCGTCGTAGATGCGGTCCTCGCTCTCCGTGTGGATGACGTGGATGTCAACCGGCGCGGATTGAAGGAAACGATGGATCCGGTGAATGGCCTGCATAAAGTCGTTGGCTTTATAATTAACGCCCAGAAAGATCGCGCTGGAGCAATGTCGCTGAAAGTTGCATCCGGAACCGCAGATGACCGGCTTGGCGGCAAGCAAGGAAATCTTTCCGTCTGAGAAGTCGAGAATGGCTTGCTCACGCTCGTCGAGATCCTGCGTGCCGTAAACGCTGACGGCGTTCGGAAACTCCGCTTCGATCGCTCGGCGCTCATCTTCCAAATCGTGCCAGATAATCCAATGGCGTTCCGGGGCGCCATTGTCGATGATCGCTTTCGCCGTAGCTATGCGCGCCGGCAAACTTTCGCGCTTTTCGCGCGCCGCGTCACTCAGACTGACCGTGGCATCGCGCAGCAGCTTTCCTTGCCCCCAGGTATCGAAGCCGGCGGTTACATGGTCGGCGTCGAGACGGTGACGGTGCACCCGCAGGGGAGGGAGATCATAGCCTTCGTCACTGTAACCCAGATCGCTAGGGCGCGTCAGGAACGCAGCCCACGTGCTCAGCCAGAGCCAAAACTCTCTTTCCATGTGCGGATAGAGCGTGAGGTTTCCAGCCTTCTCAGAGTCACGCTGGAAAAAGCGCGTCAGCGCCTGGCCGGTATCCATGACGCCGAGGAAGCCGGCGTAGTGAATCAGCTCTTTATAGCGGTTCGGTGACGGTGTGGCTGTCGCCACGTATTTGTAGGGCACCTGGCTAAAGAGCTTAAGGAACTCCTGGTACGTCTTCGAGCCGAAGCTTCGTAGAACAGACGCCTCGTCGAGCGTCACGACCTGAAAGAGGTTTGGGTTAATATCGCCATCGCGCACGCGCTCGTAGTTGGTGATCAGCACGCTCCGGCCGCCCGCTATGTGACGGGATGCCTCCGCATCTGTACGCACGTAGGGAATGTCTATGCCAAAGAAGCGCGTTGCATCGCGCTGAAACTCTTGCTTTACCCCAAGTGGGCAGATGATCAGGGCGTCACAACCGAGTCCTTCGACGAGCGCGGTCACGACCTGCAGCTGGATGATCGTCTTGCCTAATCCGAAATCCGCAAAGATCGCCCGATTGCCACCGCGAATCGCCCACTCCGCAATAGCTGCCTGATGCCCCTTTAGGGCCGAGTTGAGACGGATCCCGCCTTGATAGCCGCGCTCGACGTCCGTCGCGACCTTACAAGAGAGGAACGCCTGATAGTCACTCACTGCACGATCTCCGAGAAGCGGCGGTCGAGATCATTCATCGGTTGTATGCCGCCACGTCTTCGGTGCAACCCGCAGCGCCGTGGAAGGAGCGCCAGTTTATCCAACCCTGCACCTTGTAAAAGCCCCACTCTTGTACTTTCGGAAAGACGATGACCAAGGACCACGAGCCCCTCTCTTCATCGTTCAGCTCGACGCGATGCGCCCACCAAGCTGGACGAACCAGGAGCGAACCGGGCCCGTATCTCTTGCGCTCGTAAAGGGCGGCGCTGGCCATAGTCACTTCGCTGCGCGGATGCGCCTCTAACGATATCTCCCTAAGCGCACCGCGAATACAGAAGTCAGGTCGAACCTCTGTGTAGCCGCCCCAAAGGATCAGCGATACGAAGAGCCACGGATGGTCGTGCAGTTCGCGATCTTCATCGCTCCGATGGAAGTGATGCAGTTTGATGCTGAACCACGGCGTCGTCAGAATCCGCCAGCGAGTCATCAAGGGTTCTGGCGACCGGCAACCGGCAATAACTTTCGAGGGAAAGAGCCGATTGAGCAACTTCACGCAGCGTCCTCGACCAGCTCGTAGCTCGCTTCGAAAATGTCACGCCTGCACGGGTAAAACTCCCCCTTGAGTCCCTTGATAATCCAATCGCCCACGCTTGCATAGATTGGACCTTCGAGAGTGTAGATCTCGACCTTGAGGTTGTCTACACCGTCGCTGACGCCGGTGCCGTGAACCGGTACACTGAGGAAAGAGGCTACCACTTCCCAGGACGCTTGCGTGCCGGTCCACTGCACGGCTTCAATAACAATTGGCTTCTTTCGATATTTTTGCATTAGTTGTCAGTGTCCACAGGAGTATCGTCGGCCGGATCCTGGGCTATGAAGTGCCTTCCGCTCAACGGAGCGCTAATCGGCCTAAAAACGATAGGGGTTTGGTTGAAGTCGAAAAAATCGGAGAGATCGTCGTCGCGCGCGTCAGTCGTTCCCAATGATGGCAGGCCAAACGCCTCTTCGGAGAACTTCAGAATGCTGCCGAACTCGTGTTGAACGTGCGACACATAGCCTTGCTTCACGTAAGGCGCGACCACGAGCAGCGGAACGCGGAACCCTTGCTCGTAGGAGTTGTAGATATTAGGCGGAGGCACGTGATCGTACCAGCCGCCCCAGTCGTCCCAGACGACGAAGATCGCGGTAGAATCCCAGTATTGTGACTGTCCGATCGCATTGACGACCGAGGTAACCCACGAGGGCCCGCTGCCATCGGTGGCGCCCGCGTGGTCGGATGCTTTCCCGCTTGGCGTAATCCATGTCACGCTGGAGAGTTTGCCGGCAGCGATGTCGCTTAGGAATTTCGACGACGGGTAAATGACGTTCGCCGCATAATCTGGCCTGTCCGACCAGATGGGCTGCAGAGCATCCACCGCATTCCAAAGTGCCGGACCAGCGTGCTCCTGATAGTAGGACCACGTGAGACCGGCCGCCTCAATCTCGGTTATCAGAGACGCACGGTTAAAGCACGGAAAGGTCGTCTGCGCCTCGCCGCCGGCTGCATCGATCTCAGCGACCGTGGAGCCGGGTGGCGAATCGCAACCGCCAACGGGCCCTTTACCGGGTCCCTTTGGGTTTTCCGATGCGCGCAGCGGTGACCCATCGGCAACCGCGGACGTTCCGCTCACGAGATACTGGTGCGCAGGGAACGACGGGCCTTGGCTTGTTTCGAACATTTCGTCGCCGAAGCTGTACGTCTCGGCTATCGTGTAGTACGGAACGACTTCGTTCGGCGGCACGTACGCGTACGCGCGTGTTTGCGCGCTGGGGCAGGCGGATTGTTTTCCGGCGCAGTTCGAACGGGCACGATCCCAGCCATCGAGCTTTCCGCCATCGTAATCAATAAGCCACGCCGAATGTTTGTGGCTCATATCGTAGGGCGCCGTCAACAGTTCGGGCTGCAACGTGATTTGCACGCCGCTCGAGTTCATCCCATGCTGCACGGTGTTTGCGCCGGGAAGTTCGTTGAAGAGGTTGTCGACCGTGCGATTCTCTTGAATCACGATGACGACGTGTTTGATGTATGGGCCCGGCGAGCCGGTGGGTGCGGTCGTTGGCGTAACCGTCGGTAACGGTGAGGGGCTTGGCGACGATACGTGACATCCGATCTCGACGACGCATGGTTGCGACGAGGGCGAAGGCGTCGGGCTTGGGTTACCCGAGCCTCCGCCGGATCCGCATCCTGCGGCCACCGCAATGGCGATCAGAGCTGAGGGAACAAAAGCTGTGTGAACGATCTTCATGCAGATTCCTTGGCAGCGAGGTGAATCGCAAGCGTTTCCACTGAACCGAAGACCGCGCGTGGCACCTTAAACAGCCCAAGCGCGCCCTGGTAAACAATGGGCTCGCGAAAGATACGCGGGTTTTCAAAAACAAAGCACCATGGGCCGAACGCCCACGAAGCCTGCTCCTCCGCGACGGCCTCGGCGCGAACGCAATCGACCATCGTTACCATGCCGAGCAAAACGCCGCGACGATCGGAAGCTGATGAGAGCAGCGGGCGCATTAGGGCGAGCCCGATCTCGTTGTATCGCTCCATAACGAACGTCATGCCGTCCTGATCAAAGCGTTTGCCGGCATGGATGAGGAGATTGCCCCGGTAGTCGCTGCGCCAGGTGCGGTTCTCGATCCGCTTGGCTCCGGTAAGGACGGCGTCCGCCCAAGGCTGCTGAATCGACAGCGCTTTCATTTCGCCTACGGTGATTCCAGCTTTACCGTAAGTACTTTATTGAGCGCGCGCACCGCCGCTCGCCGATCTCTGAGCGCGAAGTTGATCGACAGCCAGCCCTTGGTGTCGTGACACTTCCGGCAACCCGGCCGACCATTTTCCTCGGGGCAGGCGTAGCGGTGAGGTCCGAGATGCGCCCGGCCAATCAAATGCATCGCATCTGTTGCCGCGCCACCGCAAAAGTAGCATCGCTTGCCGTGCGCAGCGAAAACTCGGCGGTGAAACTCCGCCGCTTGAGTATTACGCTTGGGATTGGCTGACAGGGGTCGCGACATGCCTAGTCCGTCAACTGCGGTTTGACGTCGTCGGCATTTGCCGGAAGTTCGCCAGTGCACCCAAGGGAAGCGATATAGTCTCGCAAATCGAGGTTGCAGAACTGGAGGACCTTGCAAAGCGCATCGAACGCGACACCCTCGCCCGTCGTTAGGCGAATGACGACTTCGCGGTGAACGCCGATCGCTTTAGCAAGTTGGCTTGTATTCTCAAGCCGATGAAACTTTCGGATCGCATCGAGCTCTTGGCCGAACTTTACGTGGTCGAAACGGGAGTTTTCGTAACGAGAGGGCTTTTCAACTTGGTCGTTCACTGGTTTCCTTTCAGGCGGCTTCTAAGAGTTCAACTTCAATATCGACGCAACGCGTGGCTTCGGTTCCCTTCGCTATCATGACCGAGCGCACACATGAGTCATTCTGGTAAACCGGACCCTCTAAAGAGTATAAGACGATCTTCGCACCAGCGTCTGCGTCGTGACGCGTACCATGATGCGTGATGCGGACGCTAACGGCGCGCACGCGCCGAGCCGTCGGCCAAAGCTGCTGACGCGTCGCGACGATAGCGTGCGCGCGACATGCCTCTTTGAAATCCTTCGCCACGGAGCTTAAAAACAGCCCACCGCGCGCGCTGCGCCTATAGATGCGATTAACCGACACGATCGGACGCGGCACACGAAAGCGCAGCACCTGCGGCATAATGTCGATCTGCTGAACGACGAAGGCTTCAGCAGTCACCGTTGACCTTTGGTAGCGACCCGAGGGCTGCTTCAATGGCCTTGCGCATACTGCCGCTCTCTTCGAACGTCGCTATCGCAGCATGAATCGCATCGTGCCGCAACGCATGTTTCTGAGCGTCACGCACACCGCTGAGGTATTGGTAGTCGAAGTCTGCCGGGTCGGCAAGTACGCGCCCTTCGATCTGTTCGTGCCCATCGAAGAACGCCTTGGTAAGTTTCTTGCCTTCGTGCTCGAAGTGGGGGTTGTCGCGGATGAGGTCCATTTCTACTCCTTTGAAATTGATGGATATTCGCGAATGCGAAGGTCATCAGGAATCATGTCGTCGGTCGGCCTGAACGCCCCGACCTGTTTGAAAAAGAACGGAATGCTCATTGCCTTGCAGTCGTCGCGAATGTCGCGCGCCCATTGCAACTCCATCGGACGATTACCTCGGCCACTTTCGCCACCGACGATAATCCAATCCATATCGCGCAAAGCGATCACAGGAAGGTGGCCCAGTAACGGTTCACACGATAGGAAGCGCACCGCAGCTGGCGTCTCACGAAGCATATCTGAACGCCAGGCGTAATCGACGCTCTCGATGGATACGCCGAGCCAGACGTTGGGATAGGGCATCGTGCCGGGAACCACAAGACGATTTACAAAGCGCCCGTCAAACGAATTGCCGAGCCATTCAAGAGCCAGAAGCATCCGTCTCGTAGTCACGTCGCGGAGGTAGCGACGCATCCGCTCGGGGCGCTTCGTTAATACCTGGAAAGTGTGCGCGCTCGACGCACCCATCACCGCAAAAACACCGTCGATATACGAGTCGGGCACGTCCCGGTGGAACAAGTCGCTCATTGAGTTGACGAATATACGGCGAGGCTTGCGCCACGAAAGCGGCTTTGCAAGAGCCTCTGGACGCAGCGTAAGATCGAACCCCTGCTCGAAGTGGTGGCCCGGTATACCGCGCCACCGCTCGGCAAAGGTCTTTGCATAGCAATGATCGCAGCCTGGCGAAACCTCCGTGCATCCCGTTACAGGATTCCAGGTCGCGTCAGTCCACTCGATTGTACTTCGGTCGCTCATGGGTTACCCGGCACGTACGGCTGGCACGGCTGCGTATTGCACGGGCTCGGACAAACCTGTAGCCAACCGCATTTCTGATCTAACGGGGTGCAGCCGCCGAGAGCGGAGATTACAACGCCGAGCAGTAGAGCGACTGCGAAAGCGATGAGGTTAGCTTTCGTCAAAACGGAATCTCCGGGTCATTCGGGTCGTTGGCGGGCGCAGTAGGTGCCGCCGGTTCCTTATGATGCGGGGCTTCAGGACCGCCGTCGCCGCAGATGTGACAGGGTTCCCATTGCGTGCCTACGCCGATGTCCACATCCATTCCGATGTATGCATGCGGTACGATCTCGCCTTGTTCGCCACCGAGCCACGCCAGGTGGTCTGCAGCACGGCGACCTACGTCGTGAAAGTAGCTGTCGTTCATTCCGAATCGCTCGGGGTGCAGCCGCACAGCGCAATGAGGAGCGCGAGAGCGGCGTTACGCATACGAGCATGACGGCCAATGCGGTCGGTGCCCGCAGTCGCAGGGGTACGCTTTTGCTTTTGCTGCGGCAGCTTCCCGCGCGCATTTTTGGCAGCAGTATGCGATGCCAACTTTCACGCACACCAAAGGCAAATCGCCGCCGCAGTTTTTGCATTGCCTCCTCATTCCGCAACCTCTTTGATTCGTGCGTTGCAAGGCAACGTCTCTCCCGCTTTTGCAGGAACCGGGTCGAAGTCGTGGTCGTGGTCTGGATGCTCGCCGATATTGGCGGAGTCGTAAACTACGTCATTCGCGCATCCCAAGCAACGGAATAAAGCGATCGGCTCGTAGTCGTGTTCGTGGTCCTTTTGTGGCACTCCGCAAGTCAGGCAGGGTTCATTCTCGTCCATCGCGCAGGGCGATGTTGGCTCCCAAGCCGCTTTCGCTTTTGCGTCCGCAGCGGCAGCAATGGCGGCGCGGCACCGTTCAGCCTCTGCTACCGAGACAAGCACGTAATCGTGCTCCTTGCACCACGCCAGCACTTCTTCTGCCTTCTCGGCCTTCGCTTTTGCGGCTTCAGCAGCAGCAAATGCGGCGCGCATCCTGGCAAACTGCGCGAGCCCGAAGTTGCTGACTCTTCCAGGTGCGTAGAACGCAATCAGCGCCGCCAGCACTACCTCGTCGCTGTACTTCTCGTTCATAGCGTTCCTTTCAAAACTCCAGGTATTTCAAGACGCCGTTGTCGCGGCACACCTGCTGCCTCCGGCTTGGGGGCGACAAGACCATCGGGTACCGGCGCGGCTGTCTGCCCGTCAGGCGAAATAAAGAAGGTCTTTTCTTGCGCCGGGAGTCGTGTCACCTTCACCTTATCACTCATCCTTCGTAGCCTCCTGTGCGCGGAAATCATGCGGAGTAACGCTTGGATCGTCGCTCCACGGGATAGGGTAGTCCGCGTGGTTTATGTGTGTTCGCGATTGCCCGCAAAGTCTACACAACGCGCCGACCGTGTTCTCGGCGCTAACGCGGCTCGGACCCATCCAATCGCACTCGGCACAACGCGAAATCTCATCGTATGCGCTCGGCTTCAACGTTCGCCCGCACCCTTCCGGGCAGAGTCCCGCGATAACGTACTGCGCGTGCGTATGTCTCTGCGCTCCGCTCACTGTAGTTTCTCTCCTTGCGCGTTGCGCTGGCTTAGGGTGCGGCATTCGGCGCAAGGTCCGTAGCCCTCGTCGCAATCTCCAGCGCAGGGCGTTACCGGCTGCTGGAGGGAGCGTACCGTAGCCACCAATCGCGGTATATCTTCGCGAGCGTGCGCGATGAAAGCCACGTCGGGTTCCTCCCAGCACTCCCCTATCGGTGTGTCAACTGTGCGCTCGCTTTTCCCAGGTGAAATAAGCAACTGCTCCGCACTGTCGATGTGCGTCATTCCATCGTTGTCGATTCCCGCGCTGCGCCACGGCCCCGACGTAGCCCTAGCAGCGCGATCCTCAATCTCCTGGAGTTCCCGAGCACCTAGTGGCGATTCCATTTATGCAGCCCTCCCTAAGTTGCGAAACGGAGCCGGCTCGTTGAGCCGCGGTTTGTATTCCTCGATCGGTGTCGTGCGCCATACCTGGGGGCTGTTGAAGTAGCGGCGCATATCGTAAGGGGCTCTCCTGTTCGGCCAATCGTGGCGTGGTGGCGGTGGGAACTTCTCAGGATCGTGCGGATAGTTAAGCGGAATAAACACCTGGCAGAACGGCTCGCCCCCCCAAGCGATGACCTTCCGCGCCCGCTTAAAGCATTGCTCGATAGGCTCCAGGCCGAGAAGGCAGTACACGCGTTTCTTGCGGGGAGCAACGTCTTTGAGAATCCGCATCATCCGCTCTACGTCGTCAGTCTCTTTGGTTTCATCGAGGCCGAATCGCCACGCTCCGCGCAAGATCGGCGACCAGCGCGCAAAGCACTCCTCGTCGAACGTCTTGGGCTCGAAGCCGCTGTTGGCATCCATGAGTGGAACGCCCGTTTCCTGATAGCGGCGGATGACGAAATCCTGATACTCTATCGGCGCAGCGGAAAGGTTATTGTCGCACAGCATCTTCGCCGGATAGAAGGCGCGGTTCAGTGCAAACTCCGCACCCTCGATTAGCGTCACGGGACAAAAGCTACAACCAAGAGGACAGCCGCGCATCGCATAGATCATGCGGTACTCGCCGGGTTGTCGGTCGAACCGCGCATCCGGGGCTCCATGCACTTTCGTTTGCTTGCCGTTCACCGTGCGCCAGATGAAGGGGACTTCCACCCCTGTCTCAGCCGTGAATCGTTCGTGGTTCTGATTGAGCGCAGGTCCGCCAACCCAAATTTCGGCGTGCTCCTTTACGGCAGAAGCAATGTCAATCGCCCGGTCAACGTGCCATGAGAAGATAACGGAAAGGCAGACGCGATCGTAACCTAGCGCCAGCATCGCGGAATCGCTGCCCGTAGTGGAAACTTCGTCGCCCTGAGCCGCCAGGTAGTTCGCCAACTTCGACGCCCCAAGGTTATAGTGCGGGTGCGAGCAGTTGACGACGAGGGACCTCATCTTTTCTCCAGCAGTAAGGGGGGCTCTACTATGGGGGAAGTCATCCGCAGTGCCATGTGCCGTCCGGGTGATCGACGGCCCACTGCGTGAGGATGCACACCTGCGCGAGATCGTGCCAGGTCAAGCCCATGGCCGGTCTTTCGGTCATTAGCGACACCATCACGTTAGCGGGCTTACCGTCGAGAGTTGACAATAATCCGGCCAGCCGCTCTGTGTTAAACAGTACGGTGCTCGACACTCTCCAAACGACGCCTTCCCGGCGAACCAGGTGGGCAGCGCAAAGGGGACACAACAGATTCACGATGTCCTCACTTTTCTGGTTGCCCTTGCAACGCAAGAACGGCACCGTGAAGCCTGTCGGCTGGAGATGGGAACTCCGCAATCCAAGCAGTTCGGCATGGGCTTCGCATTGCTGCTGAGGTAACACGCGACGCACCGTTTGGAGCGATAATCGGTTACCGACTCGCCGCAGTCCGCGCATTTTTTCTTTGACTGCCGCGTGCTCTGCCGAGCGCGGTCGTACTCCCGCTGGGCGGCAATCCGACAACTCGAGCAATAGATCGAACGAGCGCGCCTTAGATTACCGCAGGCACAGAGCGACCCCGACGCGTCTACAGGGCTTCGGTCGAGTAATCCGCTCAATGTGATTTCTCGCATGAAATCCGGGGCGGATAGTCGCCAGATCCAGTGCTCCGCTTTCACCGCTGTCGTCGTCATGCGCGCATCCGATACGAGCGTCCGGTGAGTTCGAGGATCTGGCACATTTCGCGTAACCGATCGATGATGGCGACACTCATCGACTGGTTCAGGCCCTTCTCGCTCCAGCTAATGGCGAGCTGCGCGGGGCCGCAGTTCGAGGTCGCGAGCAATGGGCGGTTTTCCGCGTAGCGTGCGTTGATAAGCTTGTAAAACTTCTCAGACACCCATGCGCTGAAGTTCACCTTATCGAGGTCATCGAGAACAAGGAGCGGCACACGCGCGAGCTTGCCGATGATATCGGATTCGCCGTTTTTGATGCGGCCGTCGTGCCCGTACGTGGCGAGGATAGCATCGATGACACCGGAGGCGGTCCGATATGTGCCGGCGATTCCGCGATCCGCGGCGGCTAGAAGCGTCCCCGAGCAGAGATGCGTTTTGCCAAGGCCGGTTGAGCCATAGAGCCAAAAGCCGCGCAGTCCCGGAACGTTCGCGACAAGGCCGTCGACGACGTCGCGCGCCATGGTCAATGCCTGTGGGTTGCCAGGCGGAGAGTAAAAATACTCGAGCGCGCTTTCTTGAAAGCGCGGACTGATTTCTGAGATTCTTCGGGCCTCGTCGATGCGGCGCTGCTGGTCAGCTTCCAGCATCGCTTGCCGGGTATTCGTGCGGATCCGTTCATCGCGGAGCCGGCGTTCGTCGGGAGAGAGGTTGCGTTCGTGTTCGAGCAACGTGTCGAGCGATTGAAAATACCCTGGGCGTCCATCGAACAGGTTCACTCTTGCCCCTGGAGCCGAGCGATGACAATGTCAAGGTCCTTGTTTGGGTCGCCAGTGTTTGGGATCTCGATTCCCGCACCTGACGTGCCGCTTGGCTTGACGGCTAGACGCACCAGCTCGTCTTGCACGATCGCAACGCGGCGGACGGGTTGGCCCAGGCGTTCTGTTGCCGACTTCCAAGCGATCGCGGCACGCTCCGGGGTAATCCCGTGCTGCGCCAATCGCAGGAGATCTTTCGAGTTCTTGTCGCCGAACTCGGACTTGCTCATCGGCATTCCCTCGCAGGCCGTGTAGAGCAGGCCGTAGAGGCAGTCGCGTATCTCTCTCGCACGCTTCCGGACAACGAGTTCCTCGGGGTCCAGCGGTTGCTGCCGTGGAGACTGAGCCGGCCCGTGCGACGGCTCGGCCGGTGCACGCCGGGGCGAAGCCACGGCTACGGGTGTGGGTGTGGGCGAGGGTGTGGGTACGGGGGGTGTGGGGGGAGAGGGCGAGGGAGAGGGAGAGGGCGAGGGTCCGTTACGAGGGTCCGTTACGGGGTCCGTTATGCGTAACGCACCGGGGTCCGTTACGGGGTCCGTTACGCGATACGAACCGGGGTCCGTTACGGGGTCCGTTACGCGATACGAACCTGGTTTCGTTGCGTACACTGATTCAAGATGGGCGACAGTTCCCGGGACCAGCATGCTCCCCGTTGAGGTCATGCGGTGCTTCTGATTTGCGATGAACTCTGGGGGCGTCTGGCTCGACTTACAGGTCTTGCAGCGTCGGCAGAGGCCCATGACGTTTGACGGGTCATCGGCGCCCCCGCGCGAGCGCGGGATGATGTGATCGATCGTCAAGACCGATGAGTCGCCACAGAGCGCGCACGCGAAGCTTTGGGCCTCACGAATAGCATCCCACGCCTCGAGCGACAGGCCGTGCAAGCTCGTCCGATATTTGCGCTGCCGCTCGGCGTTTGCCGAACGTAGAGCAGCTTCTCCCGCCTTCTTCAGCACGGCTACGGGCGTGGGAGAGGGTCCGTTACGAGGGTCCGTTACGGGGTCCGTTACGGGGTCCGTTATGCGTAACGCACCGGGGTCCGTTACGGGGTCCGTTATGCGTAACGCACCG